TTGTGCGTCGAAGACTTTTGGGAAGACGATAAGGAATACGAAGAAAAATTTTTGATGACTATACTAGAACATGATTTATCTTCAGCTATAAAAGGTGCAAATGATCTTATGGCAGAGAACGGTTGTATGGATATGAACGAAAAAGCACACGAAATAATTATAGAAATGGTATTTCAGCTTGGAAAAACTGGCGTATCAAAGTTCCGTAATATGTGGAAACATTTATCAGCACTCGAATATTCGGGCGCGGCGGACCAAATGTTAGACTCACGTTGGGCAAAACAGACACCTAACAGAGCAAATGGCATGGCAGATATTATGAGGTCGCTTGGCTAAATACGTCTGGCAGTGGTATTGGGACCGTGACTGGCTTGGTAATAAATACAAAGCCATATACTTTGGGCCTAGACTAGACTGGATGAAACTGTTTACAAAGCGTAAGAAGAAGAAAAAGAAATGAAAATTCTCATACTTACAGGACTAGTTGCTATTATTGTTATATTGTTATTTATCGCGTTGATGATTTATGCGATTGGAGATAAATTATCTAAAAAATAACTTGATCCCATGTGGCGTTTAGGTGTATAGCTAGAAGCTTACCCCCAAAACAAACCATAAGGAGAAAATATGACGGTAGAGGAATTGAAGGATGTTATTGTGTATTTACAAGGCAGAATAGAAGAATTAGAATCAAAGAAAATGTGTGAATGTGCAGAAGAACTTCCGGAAGGACCATCAGAACCTACCGTAACATACAAAGCAACACCAAGAGAGGTATTTGTAACTAATTATGATGAGGACGAGGAGTGTATTTCTTGTTCAGCGTAGCTCGATCTTGACTCCATTGTTGTACTCTACCACGCCAATAATCTTTTTCTTTACGGTCTAGCTGTTCCCATCTAGCACGTCTAAAACCCTCTTTATCAAATCTATAACGTAAATTCTTTGCTTGTTTATCGTACTTTGTTTCGTCAGACATTAACGCCTTTGGTTGGCTTATCCATCGTAAAATGCACATTAAATGCCATAGAACGTCTCTCTCCTTCACTTCTAAATGGATAGACTTGATGTACTAACCAACTAGGAAAGATGTAAAAATCACCTACTTCTGGCTTTACTAAGAAACTATGTCTAGCAAAATGATTTGGTATAGAACCAATAAACTCTAGACAGCCAGCAGTTGGATGATGATCTTCTTTTTCGTATTCTTTATCAAACTCAGGAGGAATTTTTAGAAAACAAACACCCGATAGATTGGAGTCATGAATATGCATCGGGTTAAAGTCACCAGCCCACTGACTAACTGTCCAAACACGGAACGCGATCTTTGTACCCTCGGGGAGATATTCGGGTAACACGCGTTTCGTATATTCTTGCGATATGGTTGCAAGAAACTCTGGTAAACCTTTGATAGCCATATGATCTATACTTATCTCTTTCTTAACATTACCGGCAAGATTGTGGCTCCAATCTCTCTCTTTACTCTTCTCTTCATCATTTAATATATCATCAGATTGCTTGTTTAAGGCATCAACATAGATTTGAGGTAGCTTTGTTTTAAGGACACTTGGCCCAAAAGGTTGGTATATATCAAAAGATATCTGTTCTTCAGCCATCAAAATTCTCCGGGTTTTTAAATTCTTTTTCGTGCTCCTCCCACAGACGACGACCTTGGCCGTAAGAATATTCCCATTCAAGAACGGTAAATTCTTTCATAGTTCCGTCTGTGTAGTGCACAACAACTTTGTCTTTTATTTTTCTTACTGCACTAACTATCAGCTTTTTTTTCATCTTTGACATGACCTTGAGCTATTGGTTGTGTGAAATAAATTGATTTAACGTCCTGTATGGCGTCTTTTATTTCTACTTTCCTTACAATAACATCTCTAAGTTCTTGTATATGCTCAGCATGATCATGATCTTTACTTGTGATGTATGCCGGCGCATTAGTTAGTAAGACTTCTCTTGCTTCAAGTTCGGATAACTCTCCGCTTAATTTATTTAAAACTGCTGTATACAGCGCTGCTTTAATTCTTCTATCCTTCGTGTCTGACATGTTTATCTTCTCCGTTTTTTAGTGTAGGTCTATCTTGTTCTTTATCAACTAGGTAACGTATAAATGAAGCCATGGACATATAGTTTTTTTCAGCTATAGGCTTGGCTCGTTTGTACGTATCTATACTTATTGCGACAGATTTATACTTTTTAATGTCGGTCATTTCTTTCTCCTATATATGGTATGTTTATTCATACATGCCCATACATATGGGATTTTAACAGATTGTCAAGAAAATTAAGTATTTTTATTATTTTTGTAGTGATCCCAAATTTCTTTTGATTTAAATATTTCTGGATATTTTTCAAATAAACCAAGTGTAACAGCTAATAATTTTTTAGTATATTCTGGATCTACAGCGTAATTCTCTAGTGTTTGAATTAAATCATACACATTAACATTATTATCTAGCATTTGTTTTAAACGAAGCTCTCTGTATTCTTCAAAGGCACTAGATGTATTTAGTAAATCAATATAATCTTCAACACTTTCACATTTGTTGCCATATACTTTTAACATAACACCACTGTTCAAAGACTTCATGTGTGGTTCTGTATCGTCTGTTTGAATAATACCATAAAAATTATTACCTTGTTGTGCAAAACGAGAACGTCCCCAATCAGATTCAAGTATGGCTTGTGCTACACTAATAGCTACAACCACTCTCTCATCTGGAGGTATGAAAGCATTATTAACCACTGTGCATTCTGCTATACCTTGAACAAAATTGTCTCTTGGATTCATGCTATAATTAAAATCAAATCCATTTAATATAGGATTACACAACACAAATAATGTAGCGCATAACTCTTTAAACATTTCTAAGTCTTTCCTCCTCTATACGATGACAGTTTGCACATAAAATAATACATTTTTCTATCTCTTTTTTTAATTTTTCTTGTTGTTTCCAACCTGTTTTCCAAACTCTAGACACTTCAACAGTTTTTTCTTCTCGATTTATGTGGTGAAAATCTAATGCCACAGCGTGTTCTTTGTACCCACAATGAGTACATCCACGTTCTAATTTATATTTATCACAATCTCTTTTTATTTCATTATATATTTCTTTTTTTCTTCTCTTTTTTCTTTCTTTCATTTTGAGAAATTTATCTGGATGCCTCCACATTTCTTTAAAATATCCATTTTTTTGCACTTTTTTTATATAACAATCAAACATATATCCATCTTCTCTGGCTTCACCATGTTTAAAAGGTTTGCTTGTTTTTGGATTAAGTCTTCTCATTTCTTTTTGATCTCTCCCCATGATGGCCCTATTTCCGCGTCTACTTTAAGAGGAACCTTTAACTCCACGGTATTCTCCATGACTTCTTTGATCCGTGTTGCCTGTTCCTTGCTCTCAATAGAACAATTCAATTCATCGTGTACTTGTATATGTGATATGATTCCTTCTTCATATAAGTCGACCATAGCTTTCTTCGTCATGTCCGCTGATGATCCCTGTATTAATCTATTTAATGCTTTATATGTCCATGCTCTTTTCAAATCGCGTCCATATTCTTTTTCCGCTTCCCATAGTGGCAATGCTTTATGAATACCAAAAGCGCGTGGCTCCCATAAATCAAAGCGACACTTACGTCCAAGCAATGTACGTAAGAAGCCTACGTTCTCTGCTTTCCTGGTTGCTTGTTCCATCAATTGTTTTACGAAAGGAACATTAGCATGAAACTTTGCGAATAGATCTTCTGTCTCGTCTCTATCTAAACCTAACTCGCTAGATAACTTACCTTTACCCATACCATACATCATACCAAGATTAATTGTCTTGGCTGTACGTCGGTCTATGCCGGCCATATCGGCGACAGCTTGATGAAAGTCGGGGTCCTGTGTCTTATAAGACTCAATGACCTCGTCGGCGCCTTTCAAGCCACCGCCGGTAAGCGCGGCGAAGTGCACAAGAACGCGTGGCTCTTGCTGAGAGTAGTCGAAACTACCCCACTTGCAACCCTCGTCTGGGACGAAG